ACCAGATTGAACAGGTAAACCTACACCTTTTAATACTTCTATTTTAGCACTTTTTTGAGATTCTGCCCAACGTTTAGTATGAACATTCTGTTTCTTCCCATTACCAGGATGATAGTCAACAGTACACCGACATTTGCCATGCCGTCTATATATATCCTTAGGAACTTCTGGATAATTGTATGAACCCTCTAAACTCTTGCACCATTTACATGGATGACCGACAACTCTTCGAACGATTTTCGGACTCAACCCCACTTTATGATGGAATTCCACATTTTTCCGAATGTTATCATCCACAATGCTCTGACTAAAATTTACAATCGGATCATCAAGCAACCATTTTACATCATCAAAACTTTCCTCACTGGCTAAACGATTAACCAGACCATCAATTCTGTCTTGATTCAATTCAGGAACCTGAGCAGTTAACCCGATTCTAGCCTCAGAGTTCAAATTCTTCTGAACTTGCTCAGTATAATCACTCACAAGCTCGTAATTTCGCCCCAGAACGTCCGTCAGCACACGTTGAGCGATGTTGTAATACATTTTACCATCTGGTAGCGTTTCGTTCGTTAGAGAGGCTCCCAGAGCCTTAGAAAGTATCTCCCCAATTTCAATTGCATATTGATTGGCATCCAAATAACTTGCCTTGCTATGCTGCAATTTAGACAGCAAGTCTTTCAAGACCTCGCTGTCCAGCCTAGCACCTTCAAACTCAGACTTGATTTTCTTGAGCAGGCTCGGAACGATATCCTCAACCATCTGTAGCCTCCTTCACTACTGGAGCAGGCTTGTCTGACCCTTTGATTCCAGTCAAGTCACGGATGGTTTCAGCATCCATATAACCAGGCACCGCTTGATTCAGTTTGATAACACCATCACCAATCAAGGTCAGCATGTTAGCATCCGCCTCAAACAAAGGCTCCCACTTCACGACCGTTTTATTGAACTGTTTCCTCAAATACGGAAACTTATCACGTAAACAAGTTGCCACATAAGCCACATTCAGCAAACCAGAGCCTAGAGAGCGCTGAGCCTTACGACCAGCTAACCGCAAGTTCTCATGACTAGCCTTGATAGCTTCAACAGATGACGGATTGTCAGATACAAAACCAAGGTCATCCAAGGTCAAGCCCATCTCCCCAGCAAATCCAGCTGCTGCAGTCCGTAACTGCTCAGTAAAAGGAGACATGCTGGACGTGGTGAATTGTCCCACATTCGGCTTATCCCCTTCATCATCTTTGGTAAACGTCAGCAAGCTAGACACAGTTGCTTTCCAAGTATCAATTGCCTCAGCATCTTGACTCAATCCCAACACATACTTCTGAGGAAATGAATAAAACTCAGCAGTAACATCTGACCGCTCAAGCGTTCGTTTAGCATATCTCTGATAGTACATCCCAGCCCGAGTAATTCGTGACCGACCAAACGGCCGAACAGCATCAGGTCTATGAATGACTGGCACCAGCAAAGGAACCTTAGTTGGATTTCCGATTGCAAACGGCTTTCCATCTTTCGGATAGAACCAAGTCACATCACTAGTAAAATAAGCCTCAAGCACGGCATAGCCATTTTCATCTCGCTTCAGTACTGCATAGCCCTCTGTCAGCAAGCCAGTGATAGGATCCAGAACACCAGTTGCATTGCTTGCCTCGATAACCTGCAACCTAGGAGCGTCATCATCATCCCCTTGCGAGATGTAGACAAAACAACACGACCCAATCAAAGCTGAAAGGATCGCGCTATCAAAGAATACATCTGGATTGTTCTGGTCGTTAGCAAACTCACGAAAGACCAAACGGTCTGCTAGGCTATCAACACCTTTAGCAGCCCAACCTAAGACCGCTCGATATTGTTGCCTGATTTGAGGTGGTATCGTAATACCAACATCTATGTCATTGTGTTGCATAGCATACTGATTATATCTAGTATCTACACCCATTTTATAGTTGGCTAACTTCTTCCTGAGATAGCCCATACCTTTCAATGTCATTTTATACAACTACCTTTCATTTCCCGCGAGAAAAAATGTACAGTGACGGTGTGAAGCCCTGAGGCACCGAGGGGGAGGGGGTCATCCCCCCACCTTGGCAGGAACACTCGTCCTTTTTTTTCAATCTCTGTCTAATTATTTTTTATAACAAGACCTATTTGTTCTTTTTTTAATGATTACTGATGGTTTTAATATTAACTCTTATATTTAAACCAATCTGTACTTTGTGGCAAGTTCCTATTGCCGATAACCTTCGTTCCGTTTGCCTTCTCATCAGCATATAGCTTGTCAGACTTCTGTCTATTGCATTGCCAGTGCGCCAATTGCAAGTTAGCAATGTCTGATGGATGTCCGTTCTTATTTACTGGAACGATGTGATCAATGACTGGACTTAATGGATGAGGATATCTCAGGTCCTTGTCTACAGGCTGGCCACATATCCCACAAGTGTTTCTTGTCTTTAAGATAATCTGCTTGTTCTTCTCAAAGGCTACCCTATGTGGTCCACTACGGTCTGCACGGAGGGGGATGGTGTTCATCTAGGGAGGGGGTCCTTTCTTTTTAGGGTAGGGGGATTGGTGTTCTCAAATATCCCCCCTCGGTATCTTTCAAAACAGGGGTGTTTTTAGTGCACCCACCCCCTCTTGTATTTAACATATCTTATATTTTGTGACTTTCGGGAGAACCTGCTTTAACTCAGTCTAGGCAATGCTTCAACTACATTTCTGATTTATTGAATTTACCGTTTCTCAATATGATAAATAGACATGCTTTTAATACGTAAAAGTAAGCATACTTTCATCTATTTCATCTTGATTATAGCCTATATAGTCCAATGTTATATCTGGTGCAGAGTGATTAAGTATCTGCATTAAGATAGCTATATTACCATTCTGTTTGTAGTGATGGTACCCAAATGTTTTTCTCATTGAGTGAGTACCAATATGTTCAAGTCCAGAATGATTTGCTGCATCATTTAGAAATTGATACACAGCTACTCTTCCTATATGCTTGATTCTAAGTCCATCGCCCCTCACTTTCTTCCGGCTCGGAAAGAGGTAGTCGTAACTTTCAAGATTATTTTCTTTTATGTAGCGGTTCAAGGCTTTTCTTAACTCTGGGTTAACTGCGAACCTCCTTACTTTCCCTGTCTTTTTCTCTTTGATTTCTATTCTATCTTGGGTAACATGTTTTACTTGAAGAGGAACAATATCGCTTACTCGTAAACCTGAGTATATCCCAAATAAAAAGAGAATATAGTTTCGTTCACTTTTTGATTTTAAATAATGTTTCATTCGTTCGATATCATCTAGATCACGAATTGGTTCTACTTTCTTCATGTACCTCTCCTTTCTACATAAAAAGTCACTGGTCGTGGCATTGAATATGACAGTAGCTGGAATTGAGCCAGCTGGTCTAGCAGTAAAACGCACGCTTGGTAAAAGTTTCAAGGAGACCCAAACAACCTGCTAACCTGTCCTTACTGTCTAAGAGGCCGAAGCCTCTGTATTTTTAGGAGTCCTCATGACTGTTCGTTGCCAATCATTGGATAATACTATTTTAGCACCTTTTTCTGTTCCAATTCTCCCAAGATTTTCCCAGATTTTTCCCAAGATTTTCCCAGAAATCACTTGTAAACTAGAAGGTTGCTTGCTTGATAGGACTCCGCAAACTCTAGTAGAGCTTTGTTTAATATCCGATAATACTCACTGGATGAGTAGCCTAGTTCTGAATAAATGCTATAGTCTTCCCTCTTCTTTTTCCTGCAATATCGTTCAACAAGAATACGTGTGTATTCTAAATCGGAAAGATTGTTGATTGCTTTAGCGATTAGTTCTAAATCCTGTTGAGCTGATACTCTACGCAAGACCATGCTTTCTACTTGCTTGCTTGTCTTACCACTTGATGATCTTGGCTCAAGCGAGTAGGATATTGTTATTTTTGGAGCGTATTCTTCTCCAGCAATCCGTCTCAGACGACTGTATTTTTTAAGGACTTTGATAGCTTCCTTTCTTGTCTTCTTTTCATCGATGATATCCAATAATTCTATTTGCACACGAACTCCTCCTCATGATATAATAGTCTTAGTGATTTTGTTGTTTGAGGGTCAGCCGTGTGCTGGCTTTTTTATTTTATTCTTTATTCGTGATCACACTACCTGCACCGTTAACAGTGACCCAGCCATGCTTCTCTCTGGCTTCTGCTTCTTTCATCCGGATAAGATTATCTGTGATTGAGTCTGACTTAGCTTTGTTAGCCTTTGCTTCACCTTCTGCTTTGATGATACCTGCGTCTGCTTCTGCTTGAGCTTGAACTTTCTTAGTTTCAGCTTCAACCTTAGACTTTTCCTGCTCTTGTTTAGCTGTGTCTATTTCTTTTTGTTTGACTGATTCATTTTTGATTGCTGCTTCAATCTCATCTCCTGCGTCTTGGTCTGTGATGGTAAAGGATACAAACTCCAAATCGTAAGACTCAAATTTTTCTTTTAGAGCTTTATCAATCGCCTCATAGACTTCAGTACGCTTGTCACCAAGTACATCATAGATATCGTAATTACCTGTTACCGATTCTATAGCACGTTGAACCGCTGGAGATACTACACTATCATTTACTGTTTCCAAGGTAGTGTAGTTAGAGAATACCGTCATGGCTTTTTCCTTGTTGACACGATATTTCACATCTATATTAGTATTTAACCATTGACCATCTTTTGTCTGAGTCGTGATTTTCTCCATTGTTTTTGTTTGAACAGAAGTGGAGAGAGTGTAAACCTTGTCGATAAATGGCATTTTTAGATGATAGCCTGTTTGCAGGGTATTTTCTTGCACGCCTCCAATTGCGCTAACCTTAACTCCAACCGTATTAGCTGGGATACGCTTCACAGCCGTGAGACGAAAAATACCAAGTGAAGCAACAGCTGCAACTGTAATGATACCGCCTTTAGCAAGTTTTGTAAGTGTTGTTTTTCCTGTTTCGTGATTGTATTGTGTAAACATTATTTTTACTCCTTTTTTAAATTATTTTCCTATCAAAAACTAGTGTTATTGTACCTGTACCAACTCTCCAACATTTATCATATCTTTTGTTAAGACAAACTTTTTATATTCTCCGTTGTCATCTTTATCTTCAAAAAAGGTAAGGTAAAAGCCAATGCCTTCAAACTCTTCATAATTGCCATTTGAAGTATGCTCAAACTCATACTTACCAAAGTTTATGCTTCCCTTGAAGTCAAAAATCTTGATAGTGTCGCCTTCAAAAATCTCTTCCCCATTTTTATCATAGCAACCTGTAGAACGTGTAAAGAGATAGCGGGGGTTTTTAAAGTCCGCAAAAGTCAGACTTTTTTTAACTTCTTCAAAACCCAAAAAACGTTGTTCTTCTCTATCGTATGCTCTCATTCTGATCATCATTATTTTAGTCCTCCAATTGGTAGTCGTGCGCAACCTACGTCAGTAATGCTAGTCAAGATGTCGCCAAAAGTGTTGGCCCAAGCATAATTTCCTTTTTCCTTAAATTCATATACCGTCATTTTCATGATTTCCTCAATTACTTTAACTTTAAAGTGCGTCATAGTGTCCTTATCAAAATCTACACTTTGTAGAATAAGCTTCGAATGGAAAACCTTACCAAAACCTGCTATCTCTACATATACTCTTGTCCAAGACATAAGGTGGTCATACTCCCAGCCTCCACTCAATTTAAAATCTGGTAGATTCACCTTTTTAAACATTCCTGCGATTTTCTTGATTTCATCTTCTTTTTTCACTCCTGCAAAAGGATATCTTTGTGGCTTCATCATAGTAGCACCTCATCTCCTATTTTTAGAGATTCATAGTTTGTTTTAGTAACTACGAACACTCCGTAATTTTGTACTGTGATAGTGTACATGTCGCCAATCTTCTCCTTGTGGACGACTCTGCCTTTGATTTCTGCGCCTTGATTATCAGCTTTATAGACGATAATCGGGCGCTTTTCTTCTAGTTTTTTTATGTGGATACTCTGCCAAATATTTAATCCAGCAGACAATAAAATCCAGATTGCTATGAATCGTTTCACATTACCACCTCATATATAAATATTTTGTATCAATATCTTGTTCTAAAATACACTCTTTTAGCGACTTTAAAACCTCCAATGCACCGCTAACTGTTCCCCATCTATTTTCAGGTTCATACTGCACATACTTTTCAGGGTACCGTTCTAATTCAGATATACCGCGTTGGATATTATCTAAAACATCAGCGATGTTGTACGTAGTATCTTGGTCAAAATCCCAATCCATAGCCACCCTAAACATCTTCCCAAGATTGTAGGTCGGAGAACTATATTTAGGTTCAGCGATACGAATATAATCTCCGTTTTCTATTTTCGCTAAGATTTCCAAATCATAACTCATCACTCAACCTCCTCATCTTCGTAAAAATCAACTTTTGCAAAGTGTTTAGGGTTGATAGTAATCATTCTTTCTTCTGGTTCAATCTGATGTAGTTGAATACAACATATATGCCCAAAATTTAGTTCCTCTATGCGGTTTAATATATGTTTACAACTCTCTTTTACCTTGATGTTTTCATCCATGTATGGATTTTGTAATCTAATATTTGTCATTTACTCCACCTCCTTCATCTTTACTTTATACATTCGATCACCTCGATACTTGCTCTCGAGCTGAGCCTTGCATTTGGCAGCATCACCCACTTTCTTAAAGAAGTGAGTTTCATCTACCATATTGTCAAAATATAGTGTTACTGTGTATGACATTTCTTCTCCTATACTTATTAAAAATATGTTTATTTAGTGAATACTTTTTACATGGTTACAGGTTACATCACTTTTCGCAAAACATATTTTATAAAAAACAAGAATGCTGTTATATCAACGTTTATAGCACTTGCTATTTTTACTTATTAAATATTTTATATAAATGATGTAACCTTACTAATAAACACCCCAAAACAGCAGTAGTATCAAGGGTTTAGGAGGGTTACATCACTTTTTTAAAAAATTTATCAAAAACAGCACTAAAACCCTTGATATAACTGACTTTTCCTGCGGTTACATCAATGATGTAACCTGATGTAACCGAAACACGATTTTTGACCGTTTTTTACCTAAAAGGTTACATCATTTTCACTAAGGTTACATCACTTCTGTTTGTATATTTTTTCTAAAATATGCACGTATTGTCTTCCCTTTAACCTTCTTTATTTTGTATTCCCAATCCTGATTGTTATCCATAATCAACTTGATTTTCCTAGCAATCTTTTCACCTCTCGCGCTATCAATATCGAAAACATTTTTTAGAATCTGTTTAGCAGACACACTTGATTGAAGCTTCACACCTTCATATATCAGGCCGGACTCATTGCGATAGCTGCCGTCATTGAAATAGAACCAGGTATATTGATGCTGTTGAGTGACTGAGAAGTCTTCCCACTCTTCTGGAACCAGCATTTCAAGATAGTCGTATACCTGTGATTCTGCCTCATCTTTATATGTGAAGCGCTCCTTATAGACCGCAAGCTCATTTTCGAACTCATCATCAAAGGTAAGTATAAATCCTTTTTTGTAGATAGCCACTGCTTCGCCCCAAAGTTGGAGTACATCATTCTCTGTCATATCAAAAGGTTTTACAAACTGCTGACCTGCATCCACCAGTATGGGCAGAAAGCGCCGTTCACCAGTCTTATCTCCCAGGTACTCAATTTTATTGCTGGTCCTTGCGATCACAAAGTTTTTAGGGAATTTTTCAGCCCTGCGACCGTAGGATCTACGGAAAGAAAGTTCTGTTTTAGTCACGAACGCTTTTAACTCATCAAAAGTAGTCTTTCTGGACGCGACCATCTCATCATCGTTGACAATCAGGGATTTTAGCATAATCTCATAGTTATCTTTATCCATAAAATCTTTAGCTGAATCCGTGTACCAGTCAGCAGCTATCTTTTGCAAGAAGGTGGTCTTACCAGCACCTTGACCACCGACCAAATCGAGCGTGTAGTCAAATTTAACCCAGGGATTAAAAACCTTAGAAACTGCACCAACAAAGAACATAACAGCTATTTTCTGAACGAAGATGCTATCCTCTGCACCCAACCAAGTTTGAAATATCTGGGCAAGTCGTTCTTTATGATCCCATGACTCATAAGCATTTTCCATATATTCCTTAACCGGATTGTAGGTCTTTTCTGCAAAGAACGCTTCAATACCATCCCTTAATGCTCCAGACTTGAAAACTGTCTTGAAGTGATTTTCCAAGTATACACTCAAATAGGATTCAAAGGCAGACGGTAACTGCCCCTTTCTTAACTGAATAGCATCCAGTTTGACATCCTCTACAATTTCGTGTTCTCCAGTAAATTCATTGTGTCTGAGAAAGTCGTTGAGCTTGTTATCGCTCTTCATTGCAAGCAGTACATTTCTGGGACTGTCAGCCACAATAGATTCAATCTCAATCTGTTCACCTTCTTCGTTTAAGATTTTTTTCTTTCTACGCGAAAATTGCTTGATTGAAATATTCGTAACATCACCTATTATGGCCACCCCCCCTCATGTGTTTCTTGATCATTGATTCGACAGTCCTACTTAATTCTTTGTGACTAAGAGGCTCGACTGAATTGTTATTGGCTGTTTCTGCTAGTTGCAGTATACAGTTCGGTTCTACTGACCTGCTCAAGAGTCCACCTACAAATTTTGCAAGTGTATCATTTCTGCTGCCTTCATCGCCGAAGCCTAGGACAACCATTTCAAATAATTCAGTTGTCCTATTTCGCTTACCAGCACCTTTACTGATTTGATAGTAGATATTATCCAGGTCACTACCAGAGTTCTTTTTGTTGTATTCCTTCTTAATGGCCATAACAAGAGCTCGACTAGCAGTAACCATTGTGCCACCCTCTTTAGACTTTTCTAAGTCCCAGGCATATTCTCCTTTTTGGGTCTTAGATGGAGCAACTAAAACATAGTTGTTTGGATGAGCCTTGATATCGACTCCAGATAGAAAGCCTATCATCTGGGTCATGGTCACGTCTGGATGCTTAAAGTAAAAGATATGTTTTCCACCACTTGCAGTTCTTGCCTGCAAAGTCGGAGTTATCAAATTCAAATATTCCCAATTGGCCAAGCTCTCATATCCGTTATGCTTGCCATGTAAGTCAATATCGATTACGAAAAATTTGTCAGTCCGAACAGCAATATTGCTATCCGGATACTGAGTCCAGTAATTTTCAATTTCCTGAGCAGTCATTGGCGGCTTATCTGCGAATTTAATCGCTGGTTGCTTTCCATTAGGCAATACGGGAATTACAGAAAACCCCGCTTTTTGATATTTGAGAGCATATTCTTTCATTCCCATTTTAGTTACTCCTTAGAACGGCAAATCATCGTCTTGAATATCCATCGGGTTCTCATTCCCGAATGTATCATTCGAACTTTGTTGATTACGGCTTTCCAACATTTGGAAATTGTCAGCCACGACCTCGGTCACATACACACGTTGACCGTCATTATTTTCATAATTACGAGTCTGAATACGGCCTGTCACCCCGATAAGTGAGCCTTTTTTAGCCCAGTTAGCAAGATTTTCTGCTGACTGTCTCCACATAACGCAGTTGATAAAGTCAGCCTCACGCTCACCATTTTGACTCTTGAATGTACGGTTTACTGCAAGAGTAAAAGTCGCAACTGCTACATTTGATGGGGTATAACGCAACTCAGCATCACGAGTCATGCGCCCCACAAGTACAACATTATTGATCATTAGTTTCAGTCTCCTTTAGATGTTTTTAATACGAATTACAAATGCTCTTTTTTCAAATCCAACATCTTCTTTTTCCCAAGTAATTTCATAGCCGGACGAAGAGTACATTGAGACAATATTTTTTCGTACAATACTACGCAAATCAGGATCGATAGCACTCATTTTTCTCCCAAGTTCTGTCAATATACCAGCTTTTGCACTATGAGATGTTTCTAATTCAGGTAAATAAAATCTCCTTAAATTAAATCTACCGTCCGAGTCCCTCTCTGGTGTATGAGCAAGTTTTTTCAAGTGAAAATCGATTATTTCTTCAACTTGTTTTATTTTTTCAGGTATAGTACTTTCATTTCTCATTTTCTTGAATTCTTCTAGATCAATCACTTACTCAATACCTCTTGCTTTCTTCGCATCTGCGATAATCTTCTGAGCTTCCTTCAATCGATCAGCTGGAATGCTTTCAGGTTTATCAACACCCATTTTATCGATGAACCATTTTCCAATTGTTGCAGCAGGACTCCCTGTAGCTTCAGCCATATTTTTGAGTTCTGTCCGAATGGCTTTAGCCTGTTCTCCCGTAATGTTACTTTTAGCTGAAGCATTGGCCGATTGCTCTTGCTTACTATTTGTTTTTTGAGCTGGTTTTTGCGACGTACGGCCTGCTTGGCTATTCTGATTATGATATTCATCCGTTTCAGGATCCTTATTGTCATCAATCATAAAGAGTCCGTTGAGCGCGTATTTACGTGCATAACTTGAAGCCGCCCCTGTAACCTGACTACCATCCATCCCTTTTTTGCTATCATCTTCTCTAGCATAGGCTGTAGTCCCAATAGTTTCACCAACCGCATAAAGAGTCGCAGTTGCTTCAACATAGTACCTGTCGCCAATTTGCACAATTCCATCTTGCAAAATCAACACCGCATCATGTTCCTGCAAGATTGGCTTCAGCGCTTCTAAGATGTCCTCGGCGCTCCGATAGCTATACTTCCCAAAACTGTTATACTGTCCTTTCGGAGCAACCAAACTCTGCTGGATGCTCTGTAAAGTGACAAAGATTGAGGATTGTTGTTTTGTTACCATAAATCCCCCTTTTATAAACTTCTCAATAGGTCAAACAAACCAATATTTTTATTCTCACACTCGATTTTTTGAACTTCTCCACCATTTGGATAAGTTAGATCAAATGTAGCCTTAACCCGAACAATCTCCATTCCGTGTACTTTGGCCGCTGCTTTTACCGCTGTTTTCTGTTCGAGATAAGAATTGTATGGCATTGTAAGAGCACTTTGAATATTGTCCACAAAAACGGCCTTTGTAGCTAATGAAGAACGATTGTTCTTGAGTTCATTTAAAAACTGTCCGTTTTCTTTGTTACGCATTACAATATAATCACTTGAAAGTTTCATTTTGATTCTCCTTAAAAATAAAATTCAATGACACGCACGTCATGTTGTTGACGGCTGCCTGTTACTCGCCATAAAAGTTGGCGATAATCGTCATAATCTCCATCAGATGGATTAACAGGGTCTAGGACCACAATAGTTTTAAATTTATGCTGAAGGCCATCAACCCCTACACCCAAAACCTGGCTTGTAGCAACCACATTTGTCTGTTCAAGAGAGTCCTTCTTGTCTCCTGTCCAAATACCAATTTCCGGGTGCCGCTCTCTGATAACCTCTACAATCTGCTTGGATTTGCTAACTATCAACATGTCTGTCTTACTGGCCAGCAGAAGATCCAATTGAAGTAGCATTGGAGTATCTGCATTAACTGCTTTTAACTTTGGAAAGTCAATCTCAAAACCTGTCTGAGTAAGATATCGTTCAAAAGTCTTTCGACCAAATGTCTGTTTGGCCATGGCATATTTACCATTCTTCCCAACGATGTTCAATCTTCTAAATTGTTCTAATTCCTCCGGATTAGCAGTTAGACACCAAATAGGTTCAAAGACAACCTCAAATCCGTTGTTTTCTTCGGCTTCTTCAATGGCTTCTACTTCTTCCCAGCGGAAAAAATTTGGCAGATTACTTACATAGCTTTCATAATCTCGGAAGTCATCCCACTCTTGCTTAGAATAGCTGAACTTGGAATATTTCATCTTTCCGTGAGCTAGTTGCCAGTTTTCTTTTTGGTTAGGATCAGCCATCCCAAAAAATGTTTTTTCTAGAGGGTAGAAGTTTTGTCCCTTCTTCCTGATGGGCGTTGCTGACAATCCTACAGTATAGCCACGTTTGACCTTTCGATAAGCCTTCACATTGGCATCACTAGACATATTCTGCCACTCATCAATAATGAACACATCACACTCAATAGACTCATCGCTTGCAAGTCTGTTCTGTAATCTACGGTCCGTCATGGTTTCTAATTCAAAATCAGTATTGTAGCCTAGATTTTGATAAGTGCTGCTCCAACCATCCAGGATGGCCAACCGATTATTGATTACTAGGACCTTTTTGGCTTTCTTGTGCTTTGCTATTTCAAAAGCACAGATGGTCTTACCACGCCCCCCATACGCCTCAAGGAAAATCCCAGAGCAATTACGGTCGCTTCGTTTAACTGCTTCAGCTTGCCATTTGCGTAATTCGATTTCCAATGTCTACAATCACCTCCTCGATGTCATTCCGTTGAGCATAAAATAGCCCAAGCCTTGCAGCTGCCCTCACATCGTTGTGGTGGCTTTTTTCAAAGGACCATAGCCCAAGAGCTTTCAGCAAGTCATTTGGTATATCTGTCTGATAACCTGCGTTACGCTGCAGAACCAAGTCCGGATAGCATAGTTCAATGGCTGCAATGGTCTCAACTACTGAGTTATCCCTGGAATAATCATTGTCCCTAACTTCGAATTTTTCAACGACCACTATGTCGAACTCAAGACTGCGACCAACCTCTTTGAACCAGGCTTTGAAGTTTTGAGCACCATAAGGGACCACCCAATAGTCAACAAGTTTTGCATTATCCAACAAGACAATCCCTGTTGTGCTGGTTTCAATTTTATTACTGCTTGGATCAATAGCTAAAATTTTCATTAGACACCAACTTTCTCCGTTAGTACGCCTGGATACAATGCTGTGTTAAACCAATTTTGTTTATTTACCTTTGCGAAGGCAAATAGCGCCTTAATTTCTTTTGCTTGTTTTTCGAATCTTCGAATATCTTCCTCGGATTCAAAAATAGGTTTTTCCTTGTATTTAGCGACTGTGACCAGTTTGTACTCCGGAGTAAATACCGGCTTTTCATTTCCTTGATCAAGATTTGTTTCATCTACTTTTACAAAGCGAATTGCAACATCAAATAGAAAACCTTCAGTAACAAGTACTTCAATCGATTCTGGTCCAATCACAACTGCTAGTGAATCTGTTACTCGTGTTTTATTCATCAATTCCATTACTTAATCACCAACTTTTCTGTCCGGACAAGTTCCGCACCTTTAATTTTCTTACCAGCCTTCAGCAATTCTTTGAGTGTTTTTTTGTCCGGTTTCGATTCAATCTTCTTAGCAAAGTACTTCTTAGGCAGTAAGTCTTCATCCACTTGGACAGACTCACGATTTTTCTGCACTTTCAAAGTCAGCGCACCACTTCTGACTTCTGTCTGACCTGTGACATTCATAGCTGTCATAATGTTATCCTTCACATAATCCAGCTTTTTCTGTGCCGCCTGTTTCTTCGCTTTGAAGCTCTCTTCCTCAGCCTTGTACATGGCCACGTCGGCTTCTAGATTCTTGATAACATGGGCATATCCTTCTGCTTTCTGTTCGAATTGTTCTTGCCAATCGATAGCCTCAAGCGTGTCCGTTTTTGTTTCGTCATCAATATCCATTTGATAGATTGTCAGAAACTGACCTGTCAGCTCGTATAAACTAGCCATTTTTTTCTACCTCTCTGATTTTATTTGTAAGTTTTGTTAGTCCAATACCAGATTTAGTCAAATCAGCGTTGGACGTGAATAGATGATTTTGATTCATTCTAGCGATTTCGTTTTTTTGATAGACAAGCCAGATTTGTAATATCGTAGTTTGTTCTATCTCCATCCAAGAAGACAATCGAATGCCCTTTTGGTATTGGCCCGTGATGTTCTTCCCAAACCTTACGATGTTTCAAAACCCATTGATTAGGTTCTCCAATCTTTTCTTTTGGATAACCGTCTGTTGTGTAGTTGATAGTGCCAACAGGTACATAATTCGGAGGTCGATTACCTTTTTTGAACTGCCCGCTGTTTTTGGGCATATTGGGATACTTCTTTCCCTTATTGTGGGGAGTCTGACCTTTCTCAAACCTCCCAGTCAACCCACTATGTAGATTATTCCTTCTCCGATAATTCCTAATCTGTTTCTCAGTCAGTGATAATCCGAATTTTCGGTTCATTTCATTTGCGACATCACGAGAAATCTTATTTTTTTGAATTGACCCAAGATAATCATATTGCTCCCTCGTCAGCAATCTGCCTTGATAGATTTTCCCAACTGGTAATCCAAGGCGGTTGCGTACGCCTCCTATTTGAGTCTTGGTATAGATCGTCCCAAATTTCTCGTTTAGTAACCTGGTTACTTCAGGAGTTAATCGACCAGGGCATATCTCATGCATGTACTCCGTGTACTCATCCTTCCAGCAAAGCGATCGGGGCATTGACTTCACCTACCTTGTCTTTGAATTTTTCAGCATCTAGCGCCAACTGGCCAGCTTGAAGGATTTGGCCAGAGATAGCGACCATCTGTTTTGATCGTTGAAGTTCCGTTTTTAATTCATCAGCAGTAAGATCTCTATCGTCCAACGTTTCTAGTTGAGCAAAAAGAGTATTGGTTAAATCTGTCAATTTATTTCGAACCATCTACTTCGTCACCTCTTTCATCAATTTATTTGCTTCTTTGATTAGCAAACGCATAACGTTGCTATCAGTTTCTTTCTCTGCTGCTCTTGTCAGCATTTCCACCCACTCACGTCTGTTGTCATTCTTCCAGTCAACCAACTCAGTGAGTGCCTGTGTATGGTTATAGTAAGGCGAGTAGTCATATGACTTGTCTTCCAAGCGAACGCATCTGCCTGCCCTGATGTCTTTGGCCAGGTTCGCTCTCACATTACTATTTGTTGTACCAACAGCCTCGGCCACTTCATCACATGAGGCAGTAGGGTGCTCTCTATAATATTCCCTGATTCGTTCCGCTTGAGTCATTTTTTCTCTCCTTACACGTTCATATTCACGTTTGAACTTGCATCTTCAACCAGTGCTTTCAAATCATTTTGATATTTATCAATTAGTTGTCTGTTGTTGTTCACAAAATTTGCAACAACTTGTCCAAGAAATTCTTGAGTTGGAATTCCCTTGATATCAGCTAGTAATTTTACAAATTCTTTCTGTTCCTCAGTCACTTCTGCTCTGAGAAATGACTTCCCTTTATGATGTAAATCCATCAGTCATACGCCCTTCCTTTAAATTCATTTTTGAGTTCCACACTCCCACATTTCACACATTCAAGAGGTGGATAGTTATCGTACCAATCAAACTCACGTCCACAATCTGCGCACGTACACTTCCATAAGTACATCATTTCCTCCTTAATTTCAGTTGGAAATTCTCTGACTCTAGTCTTTTTCTTAAAGATTGTTCCTGTTGCAATTGTTTCTTGAGATCATCGATTTCATGTTGCATATGCGCCATCATTTCAAGGTCACGCATCTTCTCTCTACGCTTGCAAGTGGATAAATCCCACGCTTGTCTATCCCATACGATTTGCATATTGTACTCTCCTTGGCTCTGGTAATGCTAGAGGTTCAGGACGCAAACCTTCTGGTCGTTCGTTATCAAATGTAAAGCCTAGAAACTCTCTACGGATATTCTTGCGGATTTGTTCTCTTTCAATCTCACGACCCATTTCAAGGATTTTATTATAATCTCTGATTGCTTGCGTGTCCTGTTCTTCTTGAAGGCGTCTTTCTTCCTCTTTTTGTCTTTCTAACTGATGAACTAGGATCCCTGCGCTGATAAATCCTAAAATCACTGCGCCAGTTCCTAAAGCTTGGTTTAGTAATGGTGGTTCAAACATTTTTATCTCCTTATGCTCTTAATTTTCGTACTTCTTTTTCTAATTCCAAAATCTCATAAACATCATTGACATCGTACATAATATCTTTCCCTTGCTTACGAAATCTTAATCCTTTACGTTCTAACTTCTTAATATAGCCATGAGTAAAGCCAAACTTCTTCATCAAAGCCTGTTGATTGATTGGCATGCGATCATTCTCTAACTGTTCCTTGACCTGCTTTTCAGCAAAAGCCAATAATTGGTTTGTGAACAATTCAGCACTTTCGCCGTCCAATCGTAACTGTAACGTTATACCTTCCATTTTCTACATCCTCTCAACTATGCGGGCAAGCATTTTTGTGATATAATGGTTTAAATTGTTTAAGTATGCGCCTGATTTCCGTCAGGTGCTTTTATTATCTTCAATTCTGCTATAATATAAGCAGAAAGGAGGATAACTTATGACTTTTAAAGAATATTTGACAATAGCAAGCAAACGCGACATCTACGATGATGGTAAAGATTTTGATTTTGAAACCATCTTTGCTAGAGAAATATTACGTTATGCACACGATTCCGAACTGGAAACCAAAACAGGTTTCTTTCGTCATCTTGAAATCATGAATGCTGATTCGTGGTTTGTTGAACTTGCTCACTCAGTCTATCAAGATTTTGAGAAATCAATTTCAAATTCTCACTAATCGAGCGTGACTTTTTTTGATACGGCAATCTCAGAAATTTACCACCAGAGCTGACTACCTCAATGATTTTTTCAAGGTGGTCTTTTTCTTTTTCAAGAGCATCAATAAATTCTTCCATCCGTCCTCCTCAAATCTTTCCGTTGAGTACCTGATTGCAACCAGGTGCTTTTTTATTTTCAATTACATTGTTACCGTTTTGGTGACTTTCTTGGTAAAAAAATATCTTGCAAAGGTTTATCAAAAAAGCTACGCAAGAAAAACATTTCATCTTGAGTAAAAGCGCTCTGCCCCTTCTCTTTCTGACGATATGCAGTTTCTGAAATACCAAGTTTTTGGGCTAATTCTTTCTGAGTAATGCCTTTTTCTTTTCTTAGTTGGTACAGATAAATTTGCACATTCCTACCTCCTTATCTAAGTTCATCTAATCTGACTTTCCATCGCCCTGAGTTCAATCTCATGGCTGACTTGTTTCAATAGCTTCTCACACGCTATTTTAGCTTCTCTGTACGTTGTGTT